GAATTTTCTATAGGGGTAGACAAATTTTTAGTTAAAAATATACCAAAATCTACAAAGTTTATTGATAAAGACCCACATAACATATACATAAACTTCTGGAGAGGTAGTTACTCTACAGACATACTTGACTCCGTAAACTCGTCAATGCCAAATCTATACTTGTATGAAGACATTGTCATCATAAATGATAAAACTCCTGATGCTGAAGGTATCATTGATGTAAATACTGAGCATCCAACACTTCTATCTGTTTATAACTTAAACTATTTACACTTTTTGTATGAAACAATAGGTCGTATTCTATACCTTAAGTATTTAGGGTTAGACTTTTATCCAAAGATATTGGTTCAGGGTAACGTGGATCGGCTAATATTTTCAAAAGAAAACTGGAAAGATTTTGGTATTGATGAAGAAGATATACTATATACCAACGAATTTAAAGAATTAAGTTTATCTAAATCAATTAATACATATAGCGAAACACTAATACATTTAGAGAATTACTCAATAACATCTAAACTTTTAAGAGAAAAACTTAGGCTAGATGGCACACCTACAAAGAATTTTTATATATCTAGAAAAAATGCGATTAGCGACAAAAGGTTTATTAAAAATGAAGAGTTGATAGAAGATTACTTTATTAGTCTTGGATACCAAGTCGTATATAATGAAGAGTTAACATTTGATCAACAAAGAGATTTATATAAGGATGCAAAAACAATCGCTGGTATTTCAGGAACAGGGTTAGTTAACATATTGTTTGCGCCAAATGAATGCAAACTAATTGAGTTAAGAACTAGCGACTTCAGGAATGATGACGTATTTAAATACATATGTAAGTTTTTAAATAATAGTTATGAATTGGTTGAGTGTTTTGATAGTAATAATAATGCAGAACCAGTGATCAATAAACTTATTTCTTTACAATAAATATTTGAAGTCTAACTCTAAATGTAGCCCCAACGGGAATCGAACCCGTCTTGCCAGATTGAAAATCTGGAGTCCTAACCGATAGACGATGGAGCCAAGCGATTAATAAGTCTACGAGCAGACTAACTTATTAATCTGATACATGAGGATTTACATAAGCCCGTTGTCCTCCAGTTGTCCTCGTCAGGAGGCAGATGTTTCACTGCAGCGCAACCTTAGTATCATTAGAGCGAGTGACCAGAATCGAACTGGCACTATCTGCTTGGAAGGCAGAGACACTACCATTATGTAACACTCGCTTGTCAAATAAGTATATCAGATAACACCATCAATGTAAAGGTGTGAATCTATCTAATATATTTGCCCCAAAGTGGAAGACTATATCTATGTCCAGACTTAATAGCATTCACTCCGTGAGGGTATGTTAAATTTCCAGGGAATATAACTAGATCACCCATTTCAGGCTTAATAGACATATCTTGATTAGGAAATATAATCTCTCCACCGTCATATCCATCACTAAAATACATTACTCCAGATACCTGCAGTCCTGAAACAACATCATCGTCTGCATGCACACCCATATCATTTCCTACTGACCACTTAACTATCCAATGATCGTCAAGGCTATGCTCTAGTTTTACATTATACTGATTTTGCATTGTTTCTAGTGATTTGTTTATATAGTCTTTGACAATTGATCTTACATTATCTGGTAGATCATCTACCTGTATTTGCCTACGCTCATCTGGATCAACATCTGGTCCATCAGGAAGTAGAAAATCTACAGCGTCAACTATTAGTTTTGAATCATCTTGCGACACAAAAGATTTAAAGGTTTTAATGTTATCTGGAGACTTGCCAATCCTGTTAGTGGCTTCGTAATAAACGCCAGTTCTAGGAAGATTTCTCCTCGTGTCCATTACGCTCCGATTGATGGCATTACTTGATCACAAGGACAGACAATTGACACTGGTAGGTCGTGAACCTCAGTTTCAATAGATATGATTGTCTTGCATTCAGTGCACTTGTATATTTTTTTAGTCATACTCAATGATACCACACCTACTGCTCGTGTCTTTTGCATTTAGGATAATTTCCTGGTGTTCCACGAAGTTTAGGACCACATATCTCACATTTTAGTCGCAGCATAAATTCAAATTTATCTAATTTATTGGCTAAATCTAGCATAGCCCTGGCTTTTTCTTCGTTCATGACGGCTGGACGGCTGTAAAATGTTTCTTGCATACACTTATGATCTGGCCATCTTCTTTGCGTGGCTGATTATATAGTGCTTCTCTTTCGCAATATTCACAGTTCATAATTTAAGTATAGCATATAGATGGTTTAAAGTTCGGCGCAAAATAGAGAGGGGTGAACAACTCTACGAGTCTTGCGACTCGATATCTGTTAGTTCTTTCTTCCATGCAGCCATATCTATAGTGTAATAAGTTCCCCACAGTTCGTAAGGCTTGTTAAGATACTTCCACATTTTTGCGTGGTATTTATAACGCCAACCATATTCTTCATCTTCGTCCATATTAACACACTTTACTATATGATTGCCAGCAAACTCTCCACATATATTTCCTATCCATCGTAATGGCAGGATCTTAGTTCTCTGTATCTTGGTTGAATGATTTATCATTTTTAGGCACCCACACTTTCTTTCCATCTTTATACACAGGCCAATAGCCTAGGCTACGCCAGTCCATTTGAGAAATCTTTGGTTCCTTCATCCATACTCCTATCCCACAATATTAAGCACTTAGTGCATTGAATTCCTTCTTCACGCATATACCAAGTATGGCTACATTCTTTTTGCACACCACACCCTATAATCACTCATTGTCTGGTGGTTATCCCAGTATTCGATATCTTCTTTATCCATTTTACAGGTAGGGCAGTTCATTGTCTATGTCTTTTCTTGTTACCAAACTTAGCCTTGATATCAGCCTTAGCCTGATCTACAATAGCCTTCGTAATCTCTTCAACGCTAAACTCCTGGTCGAAGGTTTGTTCAGTATCCACCCATGCACTCATTTCTAGTATGATATAGCCTAATTTTATTCATAATCTTTTTGCTTGGGGCATACAGTTCTTCGCCACAGCAGGCTGTTTTAAGGTGCCACTCTTTGGCAAAGAAGTCATAGACTAAACCCTTAGCGTTAGCATATTTCTTGGCTACAAAGGTCTCAAATGGGTCAGGTATTTCCATATTAATCATACATCTAGTATAGCGGTTTTGGCGGGGGAAGTCAATATGACCTATGATACTTATTATGTCTAACTATAGCCTCAGTGTTAAATACAATAGAGTATCTATCTCTTACTCTTAGTGACCAGTCAACATCTTCTTTTTGATCCCATATGAGGTTTTCATTAAGTGGGTGGTGCTCCATAACATATTTCTTGACTATCATATATGATCCAGATATATACATATTTTTGGTCAAAGACCAGTCATCAGTTGGTATCTGGGTATAGCGAGGAATCTCAGGATGATCCCAGATAACCCAATCATATCTATATCTAGAACCATCAATGTATAGTTGAGTGTTAGTTGCGATATCCCAATCATTGCCAAAATCAAGAAAAGCAGAATACCACTTATGATCAAATATAAAGTAGTCGTGCATCAAAATAACATTTTCGTATTTGGCATTTTTGGATAAGATATTTTTCTTTTTGGTTATCCACATAGGGGTAGGTGAGTCAAATAGTATTTGGATTACATCTGGATCTATCTGGCTATGGGCAGGACCAATGATTAAAATCTCATAGTTAGGTATCCTCAAAGACTTTATGCTTCTAATTGTGTCAAGCAGACGATCTACATTCTTGTAGTCAGTCGTAATCCCAAATGTAAAATCCACCTACCAAGTATAGCCTATTTTGCGGGGGAGCATAAGAGATGATCGTAATCCCTAGTATAAGATATAAACCCCATATAGCCCCATATCCCCCATATCCACAGTAACAGGGTTTGATATCCCCCTGGATTTTAGAGTTATCCACAGGTTAGCAGTTATGTGTATATCCACATTCAGGACAGGTTTCTCCTGGATTTGCTACACAATCATCACACCAATCTGGTGCATCTTTCCATAATTTACCTAATGAATCATACTCTGGTTTGTCCATATGTCCATTATATCAAAGAGTTGTCCACAGGTTTGATATGATGGTTTGATCATATTTTTTATAGTTATCCACAGGTTTATCCACAGAATAATCTTACTGATTGTATTGTTTAACATTCTAGAAGTGGAGTAGAGTGGAGGATAGTGGAGAATGGAACGCTTTTATAGAGGGGGCTCGTAATCTTTCTGACGGCCAAACCTCAAACCTCCAAACCTTTATATCCTGCATAGCCTGCTTATACCACAATTGGGGAAATTTGTCAAACCTTCGTAATCTTTATTTGGGCATTATATACCCTGAAACAGGGTTTGTCAAGCCCAAAACCCCATAAAAAAATCTCCCAAAAATAGGAGAAAATGTCGACAAACCTCAATAAAAATATATAAAGGTTTTATAAATCAGGAAAAAGGTTTGAAACTGGAAAAGAATTATCTCTTCGTAATCTCTGCTTCTTTATTAGTGTATATGGTATACATCTTATTGAAGTCAGATAGTTTTTCTGCTGTAAGTCCCCTGGAAAAAAGGCGGGAGTTAAAGAAGGCATACAAACCACTATACTTATACAAACCCTTATAGGATCTATTGAGCAATCTTTCCATAGCCAAACCTAATTCATTCTGTCCACTATGATATGAGGAAGGGCTATTAACATTTGACCCATTAAACCTTGCATGATTGTGTGGACTCATAAGAATATTATACCAGGATATAAGGTTTGACAAACCAAGGTTTGTATGGTATAAGGTTTGGGGAAATAAGGTTTGACATCGTAATCTTTTTATGCTACGATCTGGGAAATTTTTAGCCCCTTCGTAATATAGTTGGCAAAAAATACCATGGTTTGAAGATGTCCGATTTGTCTGAATCCTCGGGGATTTCCCCAGCCTTTTTACAGGCCTGGGGTTTCCTCGTCGTCTTTCTTTTTGTTGAATGCAAATTGTAGCAAGAACCCTAATTCAATTTCTTCAAGTTCATCTACTTCTGATTCTTCAACCTTTAGCAAACCGATAAGCATATCAAATGTTTCTTCAATATACTGTTCGCCAAGTGGTGTTGCTTCTTTAACCAAACCCTGTGCCATCATATATGCCATTGGCAAACCGATGTCGTTATACTCCACAAAATTCTTGAAGTCTGGGTCTTCTCTAAATTCGATCCATAGTTGTCCTAGGATTCCTGCTTTATCTGCGAGTGTTGCCATTGTGTGGTCCTTTCATCTCTACCATAAGTTTATCATACTCTTCCATTGCTGAGAGGCTCATTACTTCAAACCTGTGATAGTTAATTAAGGGTAGATTTCTTACTAAGTAAAATCCTACTCTTTCTAAGTCTACCGCAAAATCTTGGGTAAGGAGTCTGCCAAGTTGTTCCGCTGCTCGTGTTTCTTTTGTTTTGCTTGCTTCGCTTCGTCTAATTGAATAAGCCATAATTACTCCTCCATTTCATTATACCAAAAAAGTAGGGGGAGCGCAAGACTGCAGGTCTTACGCCCCACCCTGTTATTCTAGGGGACCCACTCCCTAGATTTGCTCAACCAAAACCTTTGGGGCATATGCATTAATAAATGAATCCCAGTCTACCTTGACATCTGAGCCCACCTCGTATACGTTCTCTTTAGCAACGTCAACTACCACTGTGGTCTCACCTAGTTCAAAGTTATTTCCAGTGATTGCATAAATTCCAAACCCTGTCTCATCTAGGACGGAGTCTTGAATAAGATAACTAATCATCATACGATTAAAGTAGGCATAGTCTCTCCACCTAGGCTTTGAATGCTGTAGGGCCATTGCTAGGTCCCGCTGCCACTCAGTCTCTCCCCAATGGCTGTAGAGCACTACAGAGGCCTCATCCTCAACATCCTTGAATACGTAGTTAATTCTTGCTCCCATATTATTCTTCCTCTTCTTCAATCGATTGGACTTCTAAAGGATACCAGTCAATGGCATATATTTCAACATCTTCATCCCGCTCAATTCTTTCGATCTCTGCAATCGCTTCCTCTTCAGTGTCCGCTTCAATCTCAAAATCATAGTGGGTTTCTCGTGTGGCCTCAATCTTAAACATTGGCATTTCTATTCTCCAGTCCTACCAGGGTTATCTCTTCAAGGGTAGCACATTCAGGGCACTTTTCCAAATCGTGCTCATCGAATGCATCTCTAACTATATTATCAGGGTCCTCAAACTCAGCGCTACAATTCTCACAGTAGAACCAGTTGTGACTGACTCTGATTTGAATGGTCACATCATTTGGGAAAGGTTTATCAGTGATAAAATAACCAATCCTATTAATAAAGCCCCAACCAGACCAGATATAACTTCCACCGTCGTCCCCATCTCCATACATCCAGATACGATTCTCGTCCTGTGCTTTTACAAACTCATACTCATCACCATAGGTTTCAAACATTGTTCCATCAAATGATGCATTTGTATCTATATGATTTTTGATTGGCTTGTATGTATCACACCACTCATCAAAATCCATCTCAATAAAATTATCCATCAATCTTCATCCTAACAATGTCGTAAGCGTCGATGGCACCAGCAAGATAGTCATCCATCTCGTAGTCACCACCGTCTTGGTATTCTCTGCGTTTTTGTGTAAGGTCATCGATTCGTGAATTGACAAAGTCAAGTAGGTCTTTCATTATTCCTCCAATGAAACAGGTGAGATGTATTCCTTATCATAAATTATATGGTATGCCACTGACAAACCGTCAACAAACCCTTGGGCTTCAGTTCGCTCCATAGATACCATTGCATCTGAATAGTCATCATCTTCTTCTGCCTTGGCTACCTCTAGGAAATCTAAAGTAGCCTTGTCAATCATCTGCTCTAGCATTTCTTGTGGGGTCATTTGATGACCGCCAACTTGCATTGAGGGCAGTTATCAGGAATAATCTTATCAGTTAGAATGTATCCACACTCAACACATTTCTTTACTTTAGTGGGCTTTTCTCTGTTAAGCAGTTGTCTTACTTCGTCGTTCATTGGGTCTCCTCTAGGTGCTTTCTGTCTATAGATAAATTATACGTCAAGCAATACATATTTGTCAAGGCCTGCATATATCCCTCAAGCCACTCATATTCGTCAGCGTGGGAGGTAGCCCTCTCCAACTTCTCCTCACACTCAAGCATTTCAACCTTGAGGTGTCCGTGCATTAGATCAATTAAGGGTATTGAGAGGTCCTCTAAGCCCTTTTCCAAATGCGGCGGTATGAAGGGATACTTAGTGCTCATCTATGACTCCTAGCATATGTTCACATAAAGCAATCTCAGCCTCTTTGACTCTATAGAAGTGATGACTATTAACATAGTCAATCTTCTCCAAATCCTGTTGCAAGGATATCTTATGTATGTTTAGATACTCTTTGAAAGTTTCTAAATTCATCGTGTGTGCCACTCACCTAATTCAGGTAGGTAGACATTTTCCATTACTTCCCAATCAGCCTCGTCCCAACGGACTTCTTCTTCCATTATCTTAGATATGCTATCTATGAAGGTTTGCATAACGGCTTCTGCGTGATGTATATTCTTAGCCTCAATATTGACAATAGAAATACTAAGGTCGCAAGAGTAGTAGGGTTGTAGCATTGGGTCTGACATTGTATCTGTTTCTAGGGTCATATCTTTCCTTTGTTTGTAGGTATATATTAAGTATAAGGGTTGGAGTTAATTTTTACAACTTCTCGTGGTGTGATCTTACTCACATCTGTAATGATTGGTGGGTGAGCCCCTTCGTAACTAATATAGTTTAACATCCTACCACAAGGGCACTTCATTTCCACAACACCCAGGGGAAAGTCAAAGCCATCCCTAGCAGTAAACTCTACCAGGGCATCACATTCATCAGGGTCACATACAAAAGTATACTTACTCCACATTAGTCAAAATACCCTTCTGCCCATAGGCCATTAAGAAAATCCCCAGCCATTTGTAGATGGTCGTGTAGCCAAGGATCATTATTAAAATCAACAGTAGTCTTGGCAGACCAAACGGCAGTCATCATATTATCTAAATCTTCTTTAGTATAACCTAGCATTATTCTACCTCAATCCCAGCATAAAATGCTATAGTGTTTAGTGTAGTATGTATGTAGCAGTCGCAAGGCTCTCCACCCATATTTTCTTCAAACTCTAGGTGAGAATAATTGCTTTCATATATTTCATTTATTAGGTCGTTTATGGTATTCATTTTTGTTTGGGTCATATATTAATTGTCGCATAGTTTGGGGAAAAAGTCAACTCTATCGTAAAGAAATTTTAGGGGAAATCTCATTTGGTTCGTAAAGTTATTTAGTTAGAAATGTTATGTGACCTGCATCACATTTCCTCGGGGCCCCATTTACGCTCAGCGATTCCAACGGGACTTGAACCCGCAACCTCTACCGTGACAGGGTAGCGATCTAACCAATTGATCTATGGAATCAGATGAGCCTTTTTAAATCTTGCTCAGGATTTTTTGTTATGCTAACGACATAACATTTTGCACAACTTTTAGCAAACGATTTTTCTCTGCGTTAATTGCAGGGTCAAATCCACTTGCAGATGCAAGAATAGATTCGTTAGAACCACCTCTTGCAGAACGATACCAGTCAAGGCGCTCAGTAAGTGCATTAAATGCACCCCACGCATTACCAGCAATCATACCATTAAATTCACCTGTATAGATGTCGTTAATAGTATCGACTTTGTTTTCCCATTTCTTTACAGCACCCTTAGCATCCTTTTCAGGCTTTGGATATGCAGCAAGAATAATGTCGTTAAACATTTTAGCATTGACTTCCTTCTCAAACATAGCCTTAGCCATAGTATCGAATTCGTCCATATAGGCATTAGCAAGCCCAAGAGTTTCTCTTGCGATTTGCACCTTGCCATTAGCGGTCTGTGTGTGGCGAATCTTGAAAGATTGCTTGATGCCCTTATTCTTCTTACGACCTACGCCACCAAGAGCAAGGTTAAGAGTGTTAGCGCATACAACACGAACAGGTGTAATAGATGCTTGAATTGCAATAGAGCCATCGTGTGATGTGTTGATAAGCAAATAAGTTTTTACCTTATCACTTACGCCATTTGGGTCAAGAATTGTTTCACGCTCAAGAGCAAGAGCGCCAAATACAACACGACCACCCTTGATAGAACCAGCGGTTTCCCAACGACCTCCACCGTCTAGGATGTTATCACCAAATGAAAATAAATCTTCATTTTGTAGAACGTGATAACGCTCACCTACAACGCCAAGAATATCTGTCTGAGTGTTGTCTGTGGGATTTGTGCGAAGAACATATTGGTAGTTCTTGTCGCTTGTAAGATGTGAGGGGGTTTCCAAATCTTCTAGGCGAACATTCCACCCATTAAGATTTGCAGCAGCAAGCATTTCGCTTGTTGTTTTTTCTTCTGTGAATACAGTTCCCAATCCGTGCCAAGCAGGTTCTCTGAATGATGCGAATGAGGTTTTGCCATTTTGTGTTTCTAAGTCGTGAGCCACGATTTCCTTCTTTCTGTTGTTGATATTTCAAGTATAGCAGGACTGACTGACATATGCAAATTGGGATAGTTAGATATGGATAAATCGGACATTGTGGTAAAGATCACCCCATCGTAAACGGCGTGTCGACTTGACAAATGGGGCTGCGCCCCGAGGATTTTTGCGGGGAACTGAGTGAGCAGTTTTAAAACGTGCTCAGGTTTATTAGTAGCCCCCTACTAAATATCCACTCTATCAACTGATGATGACAAATAAGAAATTGAATCATCGTTGTAAGACACTGTGTCGAAATCGATTTCGTGAATTGCATTGATTGCTGATTCTTCATTACGTGCATTTACAGTTACGGAATACATTACTGTAACTTCAACTTCAAATTCCTTTGTAAGTTCAAAGCCACAGATATCTGCAATCTCTTCTGCTTGAGATTCTTCAATGGCACCTTCATCCAAAGATTCTAAGGTCCACTCTTGCATTGCTTCAACCATACGGTTTTTATCTGCAGAATCTACATATGAGCGCTGAGTTACTTTCTGAATGTGCTCTTCAAGTTCTGCAACACGTAGCGTTGCCTTTGCTAGAGAATCACGAAGAAAGTCTTCTGTTGCATTTACTATTGTTACTTTTTGGTCCATTGGGGGCCTCTTTCTGTTTGTTGTTAATTTAATTATACTAGTGCCCACTGACAAGTCTCAGGGCCCCTTGCGGGGCAGGGTATTACTTAGGACATTAGGTGAGATCCCTGCTAACTACCTATGTTTCCGCTCTATAGTATTTCTATGATCGCCCTAATCAGCCTGGCGAATTAAAGGAGCAGGCACCTAGGTTAGTTTGAAACCCACTCCAATTATTTAATTGTGTGAGCCTTTTAGCCACTTGCTCAGGTGGTTTGTTATTCCCGTTATTGGGAATTATAGGTAGCGAGCCACCGCATTGTATGTTGAGGTATTTACTACTTCCTCATCTGTCATTTTGAGGATACGAATTGCGTTTGAGATTTCCTCTTTTTGCTCATTGTATGAGTGTCTGTGGATTTGCTCAAAGTTGCGCTCAGGCTCAACAGGGAAGTCCTTGTCTGAACCTACAATGTCAAAATCAACATTGAGAGTCTTGTTCCAAGTGCGATAGTTTGTTCTGATGTTCTCTGCCTTAGCAAAATTAGCAATAGCGAAATCTGCTAACTCTTTCTGCCAAGCCTTGTATGCTTCTTGATACTTTGCTTCGTTTTCATCTTGTGTCTTGTAGTTAGCCTCTAGTTCTGCCAACTTTGTTTCTAGTGCAGTAATTACTCGCTGAGTAGGGATTTTTACTGAGATTGCTTTTCCTCTTGCCATTGGTTTTTCTCTTTTCTTTTTGTGGGTTATTTTCTATTATAGGGGGTAGGTCTGACATTTGTTGTGGTGAGCCTTTTTAATTCTTGCTCAGGAATAAGTAATTAGATTACTTTGCTGTCCAAGTTGTCCAGCGTGTGTTGCCATTTACATCTAACTTAACACGAACGCTCTGTCCGTCAATGTTTGGCTTGATTTCCAAGATAGTTCCTGTTACCTTTGACTTCTGTGAAGTGTAGAGGTCGCCTACCTTGTATGTATTTGTTGCTACTGTCATTTTGTTTCTCCTTTGTTTTGTTGATAATCCAAGTATAACATTTTCTACTGACAAATACAAATTATGCCAGAAAAATCTCATATTTTGGACTATGTAGGTTTTTTCCTTCATATTATAAGTATAGCAAAAAAATCTCAGAAATACAAATCCAACCTCGTAATTCAGGTGTGATAAATATCACTTCGTAAATGGGCGTTTTGGGCTTGACAAATGACTGGTCAGGCCCCCGAGGATTTTGCAGGGGATTTTTAGTTCCCTGCACCTCCAAGGAGACTAACAGTGACGATTATTATCATTAACACGTATACTAGTGGATCCATTATTTTTTACTCGCACTAAATACGATGTCTGCTTTATTATAAACACACAGAGAGCAAGAAACGCAAGCGGACCCTGCATTACTAATTAGTGGAATTTGTTTTCTATTCTCAGGACACATTGCCCCTGGCTTATTGGTAAGTTCTTTCATATCTGCTTGACCAATTGCAAAATTCTTAGCAAGATATGCTAACTTGATTCCGTGCTCAGTCTTAAGATTAATACCAATAGACTTATTCTCGCTATCTGTAGAATAGTATAGTGATAGATTAGGTTGGTCCTTTAGCATAAGCGCTGCAGATTCAACACGTGTATATACCCAGAATTGAACAAATCTATAATCCATTATGACTTGCTTCCACGCATAAGCATATGTATCATTAAAGAAATCTCCGTCCCAGTGGATACGGAAGAGTAGGGGTGCGTCTTTCTTAGCGCAGTCCTTTATAAAATCAACTATCATTTCCTTAAGTAGTGCAACCATAGTTTCATAGTCTGCGTCCTTAAGTAGGTTCCAGTTATGGAGTAGATTAACTTTTACTGTTGGGAATACTTTTTCCAACTTGCCTGCGTAGCAAACAGTTTCACAGACAGACGTTGCACCAGGACAAGAAAATTGCTTTCCTGCAGGTAATCCGAACGTGTTAGCAATTGCGGCTTGCTTTCCATTTTTTGTGACAAGGTTAGCCACCTTTCTATCGTTAGATCTTTTTAGTTTAAGGGTATTAGTAGTCAAGGCCAAGACTCATTTCTAGAGCAATGTCTTCATTATATGTTGCGGACATTTCTTCTAGTAGGCAATGAGTGCATTTATCTTCATATTCATCCACCGCATTCTCACGGCAAGAGGGACAGGTTGTTGCGTAGTATTCGTCATAGAATTCATCTGCGATATTTCCCATAGGGGCTATTCTCCTTTTTGTTGATATTTATATTGTAGCAGGGCTGACTGACATTTCTTTCGATTGTAAGTCTTTTTAGAAGGCACGGCAGAGGCAGCGTTAGACCTACGGAGTTCCATAAGTCTGCGTAATTCCTCATTTGTTTTCTTCATATAACAATACTAACACACATATACCAAAAATGTCAAATCCTATGGATGTGATTAAAATCACAAAATTTTTTCTGCGCCCAGGATCTGGGAAATAAAACTCTCTATCTTAAAGAAATTTTATATTGGTTACTGGTGAGTAGATCAGAGTTATCCACAGGCTGTCCACAGACACGCCCGACTGCGCCGATGAAAACCTCGGCGATTTTTACTCCTCTTCTTCAATAAAAACAAATAACTTTATTTGTGAATCAAAATTAAATTCAAATGATTCCACTTCACCAAATTCATTTTGGCATTCAATAAAATATTTATCTCCAGTAGAATCTGAAGAGATAGATTTAATTTCAACTATACCCTCTTCAGTTTCAATTAAGTCTTCAACCATCAATTGGTCTGGAGTTAAGTTATCTGCGTGTATCAATTCCATAGCATTCATTGTAGCAGTCATTTTATTCACCCTTCAATTTCATTTTTGATATAGCCTCATAGAAATTTTGATAGTCGTCATTTACTTCATCTAGTAGTTCTCTTAGTGACTTATCTTGATCCATTTTAGTCCTCCCAATCAGGTAGCCAAAATTCCAAGTGGTGCTGGCTTACAATTGCACTGGCAGGGGCTTGAGTTTCTCCACGATAGAGAATCTGAAAGTCGCCAACCATAGGCATATCAATCATTCGCTGATAGTCTTCGTCATAGTAAGCGTCAATAGCCTCTATGCAAGGTTGCACCATTTCTGCAGGGACTGGAGGATAGTGATTACCCTTCAAGTGATAAAGAATCTGAGTTTCTAAATCCAAGACTGTATCCTGAATTCCTAGCGCTGTAACACTTCCCATATTAGTATGCTCCTTCTAGTAGTAGGGATATTTCTTCTTCATCTGCACACTCTAGGCAGACTGGATAATCAAATAAATAGTTAAATTGCTCATCTTCAAAATTCTGATAGCAAATTGTGCAATAGGTTAAATCGCTCATTACTTACCCCCTACAATTCCTGAACGATACAAAATCTTTGTATGCATTTTTCCATTAGGCTCTGATAGATTAACTGTGCGATACTCTAACGCAAATCCGTGGTCAATAAAAGAATTATAGACATTTACTGCGTCAAGTGCATTATTATAGCGACCAACCCACTTAGGGGCTGAATCACTATCGTTAGTGGTAGTTACTGCATATAGATATTCGTTCATTATTCTGCCTCTTTCGTTGTAAATAGTGCGCCTTCATTAAGTAAGCCCACTTCTAAATTAAATAGTTCATCAGGGGTTGCATTGTCTAAGTCTATCCAACCTGCACCGCTTTCGTCAATTCTAAAAATTTCTATGTATCCCATTATTAATCACCTACCTTAACTGCGATTGTTGCAAATTTATTTCGCAAGCCTTTAGCATTGACTTCGATTAGATAGGCTTCAGTATTTTCTCCATACCAAATGCCTTCACGCTTTTCAGCAGATACAATTTCACCCTCAAAGTGGCGATTGCGTGAGCGATAGTTTTTCCCTACAAGTAGGCTTTCGATTGTGTATAGTTTGGTAGCCATTGGCAGACCTTCTTTCATTAATTAACTTGATATAAATATCTTACACTATGGGGGCGACAAATGTAATTCGACACGCCGTAAGTGTGCAATATTTATTTTTTCTTACTATGTAAGTCTAGCCTATTAGACAGAAAATATCAACTTACTAGCCAGTAAGTCCAAATAGTAAGACGCTCAAGCCGTGTGATAAACCTCACACAGGCTGCGACACGCCCGACTGCGCCGAGGAAAATCTTCGGCGAATTTTAGTTGAAACTTTGAGCAGTTTTAGATCGTGCTCAGGATCCTTTTTATTTTAGTCTCTCAGTTCGCAACGCAATTTGCAATCTGCGAATTTCTCTTTCTAATCGCATTTGATTTTTAATTGAGTAAACAATTACAACGCAACTAAGTGTTAGCGCAATAATAATTGAAACAATTGCTCCAGTGTCTAAAGTCATTTAGCCATCTCCATATCTGCACCACACGCAATTTTAAAAGTCATTGGGTTGAAACGTGGATTATCTGAAAGAAACATATCTGTAAAATCATAGACTAAATCTTCAAAAGTAATTTGGTCAATTGAGTCTGAATAACTTTTTAGAATTTCAGCAGTTGCTACATAGTCTTTTCTAGTCATCATTATTCTGCCACCTTTAGAATTGCGTATGAGCCATTAGCATTGATTTCATCAATTACTGGCTTTAGTTTTGGAGTTAGTAAATCCTTTAGCATTGACTCTAAAAGATGAATTTGAGAAACATCATCAAGGCGCAAGAATTGCTGAGCCACTGGATGAGTTTCATCAAACTCTGTTACGAAACGAAGTGCGTGTTCTACTTTTACCATTTTTATTTATTTCCTATTCTTTAATTTGAGTAAGTGAGTTTTGAAGTGCCACGAAGTGTGCCACTAATTCCAAGGGTATCGCAAGCGATTTTTACAGATACGCCAACAGGTAAAGTGTTAGGGTAAGTTGATACGAATTGAGCAACCGCACCTTTTGAGGGCAGGCTGATTTTTTTTACAGAACCGTTAAAGGTTTCTAGCGTTACAATGTAGTTCATTAGAACCACCTTTCTTTTTTTAAGTGATAAGACTATCCTATCACAGGGGGCAGACATTTTGGCTACTTATTTGCTAAGGCTCACTGTGATTTGCATCACATTTATTTGCTTAGGCTCATTAGCCGATTTGTCCTTTATTTAGTTTTTCTTATGTAGTAAGACTATCACACTAGGGGCAAAAAGTCAAGACGACACGCCGTATCTTAGATGTGATTTATACCACTTTTTAGAGATTCAGCATACGCTGGGTCTGAAACGCTTTCAGCGCCAAACTCCTCATAAATTTCAAGGTAAATTTCATCATAGTAGTCGTTATAGTCCATTTGGACTCCTTTCAATTTGAGAACCTTTCTCAATTTTCTTTATACTAGAAGTATAGCAGAGAAATCTCAAAAAGTCAAGTTTAGACACGCACAAAACGGACATTTTTAGTGTGATTTACACCACAAACGGCCCGAGGAAAATCTCGGGAAAAATTTATTCAGTAACGAATAAATAAAACCCATAACCTAAACAGATCATAGAAAACCAAAAAAGTGCATTGCCACTTTCAAAAAAAGTTTGATAAAAATTATTCATTATTTAACCTCCATAAAATTGATAATTTTTTGCATCTGTTCTTCAGTAAGAAAAACTTGAGCAGAACCCCAAAGTGCAGCATATGGTGCATCTGGATATTTAATTTTAGCAAGTTGAAACGCTTGCTCTGATTTATCTTCGCTAATCATTATTTAACTCCTTTATATAGAAAATCCCAAGCCTTACGGCAGATTAAAATGCTTTCGCAATTATCACAGCATATAGAACCGTGAGGGTTATAATTTACATCAAATGCATCTACATAAGATGTTTTGTTTCCACATACGGAAACCAAAGGGTAAAGTGTGCTCACTTTGACACCTTCCAATCTGTCCACATAGGTAGACGCTCTGGGTCAGTATCGTTATACCAACGCTCAATATTATTTTCACAATCTTGGCAGAAAGTGTATTGTGTATCTGAAACCTCTGATATAGCAGATTTCATTGGATTGTGCTCTACGCACTTTTTATTTTCTAGTGTTATCATTTTTGACAACCTTTCTTTTTGTTAGTTAATTTTTATTAAGTTTTTATTTTATTTAATTATTATTAAAGTCCTAGGATTTCTATTCCATAGTTTTCTACGGCTTGATAGACATCCATAACGCCTTTATAGTCTTTACACTTACGGCAGAACCTATCCCATCCATCCATACGGATTGAGCAGAATACGCAGATGTTATCCATTACGCAGATATCATTTTCAATGAGGAAACTCATCGTGTCTATTTTATTAGTGTTAGTCATTTTGACCTAACCTTTCTTTTTTGTTAAATAACCTTTATTTAACTTTCTTTATACTAGTAAGTATAGCAGGGGGGTCTGACATATTGGAGGGTATAAATAGGGTAAATCGGACATTGTGATGTAGGTCATATGTGATGTAGCCCACATTTCGCCGAGGTATATATGACTGGTCATAGGCACCCCTACCCATGTATGGTCATAGGCGTATATGCACATGACTGATCATGGGCGCATATGTATATGACTAGTCTTAGGCGTATATGCGTATGAATGGTCATTTTCTCGGGCCCCGTGTGATGCGAATCACATACGACACGCCGTGTTAGGACTTGACTTTTAGGCTTATTTATGTTATTATTCTCTTATAGAAAATTAAATAGGGATAAAAAAGGTCAATGAGCCTACCAAATAAGATAACGAAATGTTATATGAGCGTAGCAAATAAGTGACCTAAATCACATAGCCCACGCTCCACATAGTGGGACTACTAGCCAGTATACTAGACAGTAGCAGAAATGTCTGCTAGTATTACTACTATAACAATTAAATATAAATCCTAGTGAGCCCTATCTAGCAGGGTAGGCAAATAACCTAGGTCAAGGAAAACAGTTAGCAAAGTGCTAACAGTATTAAAAGAAAGGAAGTTACAAAATGACTTCACTATATAACTCAATTGAGATAGGTGACACTATCACATTCCCTAATTCTATGAACCTTGTTAAATCAGGTGTAGTAGAATCACTACGAAAGTGGAACGGCTCTGCTATGCAGGTGCGTTGCACTAATGGTGCTAAGTTTGAGATTAGTCGCTATAAGACTGATTATGTCCTCACAGTAGAGGAGGGTAACTAATGACCTTCCCTATTGTTATCATAGCGTTATCTATTACAGTAACACTACTAGCCCTCATCCCTACCATACTAGAAAAGGACAGTGAATTCTAATGCATATATTTTTATGTTCACAATGTCACACATTAGCAATAGTTACCCAATCAGGTAAACACATTAACATTAACCCTTGCAATTGCACAAAAGAAAAGAGATAAATAAATGAAAACATGTCAAGTAATTAACTGTGAATCAACAGAACTAGTCTATAGTGGAACAGATGCCTTTATGTTAGGCATCAACACAGAAACCTATTGCTATAAGTGCGCTAACGCATATGCACAAATAGATAGAGTTATGTCTAAGGTGCGTCAAGAATATCTTGACTCTCTAACACCTGCCCCTACATCTACTACATCTTGCTAAAGGAGATTTTATATTGTTTGATTTTTTAACTAGCCCCTTTGAATGGTTTGCCAATATCGTCCAATACTCACTGATTTTTATGGCTATTATTATTCTAGTCCTAACTATTGGTGCAGTAGTCGCAATTCCTGTAGGTCTAAAACTATTAGGCGTTGCATTCGCTAAAACAATTGTAGTAGAGACTAGCAAGGTAGTAAGAGACTTAGGTCTTGATAAAATCGCTAGAGATACAGTAAGCGAAACTAAGCAATTAAGACAACACTACGACAGGGTAGTGGTGCCAATGATATCCAAAGCAAAGTGAGGGGGTAGGGGTGTGAAAGATCACCCACCCACTACACTACTAATAAAACAATAAAAGAAAAAATAAAGTAAAGATAAAAGTTTGCTATATTATGTGCTCACTATATTTTTACTTTATTTTTCTTATAACTCTGTATCATCCATCTGGACAAAATATTCAGATTTTAGGGGATTTGGGTTTTACAAAATTTTTCAGATTTGGGGTATAATGAATTCATGGGAATATTAGATAATCTAGAAAACGCCTGGGACGAAGAGTTCTTCTTTGAGTCAAAACCAATAGTAGAAACAGACGCTATGGGTAGAGAGAAATTTTGGGAAGATCTAGGTCGTCCTGATAATGATGGTTTGGCAATGAAAATGTTTAAAGAACAATGTTGTGATAATTGCCAATGCTCTACCAACGCATAGGATGTTTATCGTGATTGTATTTGCGATAGATCCTAAATTCGTTTAGATAATAGATAATAACCTTTTTATCGACATTACACATTTGTGCGAGGGTATCTATAGATTTCTCTTGATCCACATACTGCTCTTCTAACCAAGCCTTATCCGTATACTTCTTCATCTAGTAAATTATACAATACTACTTAAAGAAGTTTTCGCTGAGGTCTTCTTTAGAAATACCATATAGTTCCAAATGATATTTTACTTCGTATTCAGTGGTTTGACACTCTTTTGCAATATCTTCGGGGGATAAATCTCTCGTGATATACGCTTCTTCAAGCCAAAAAGGATCTTTAAAATCACTCATCCTAACAACTTATCTGCAATCTTCTTTGCTGTCTCTGTCAAAGATGGTCTTCCCAATATAAGAGCAGCCTCAATCTGATCTTTTGTTAATTCTGCAGGCGCATCAAGTTTCATCTGATCTTCTACAACTTCAACAACTGCATTAATAATATCTTGCTTTTCCATAATACTCACCATTTCTCCATAGGGCATTTAGCCTGCTTGAGCGTAGATTTTAACTTCATAAAACATCCGCACTTCCTACACTTGACTAAACGCTTATTAAACCATTCACAACCATTGCAAATGCCTAGTCTATATTCTATCAGATCCTTGTCACTTCTTGGTTGGCTCGGATCAAATAAATCTGTAAATTTGACATCATCTGGCATACTCTAATTATAGCCTAAAAAAGGTTTTAAGGCCCCTATCAGACAGTTTGGGGCTTTGTCCCATAGATTGTCTTTATGGGGGTTTGGAAAGCCTCTATTTCGGCGACGACTTATATCCCGTCGAATTAAAGGCCATAAGATTTTTCGAACTTATCCTTGAACATTTCATAAACAGCCCAATGCTCTATTCCATTTCTGTGGCCATCTCTCGACTTGTTCCAATACTTGCTCGAAGATATTTCTGGTTGATCTTTCGCCCCAACCTTTTGAATCAACTTACTGTCGTATTGGCTAAAATAATTTTTAGTATCTAGATCCCCGTTTTCGCAGAGCCTTTCTAAAACCTTTGCCATTTCTGGGTCCCAGGAAGAATATACTAAAGGTATATTTGCTTGTCGACAATATCCCTCTATAGACATAATCAATGTCGAAGCGCTAAATATCATCAAGTCTGTGTTAGATATGTTTTGGTCATATGTCATAGTTATATGTTTGTTTTTCCCTATGCCATTAAACTCTGTCTGTCTATTTAAATTTGAGAAGTCTATAAAAATGCCTTTTGGATTTCCAAAATTCCTTACCAGCGAAAAAAGGTTATAAGCCATAACTTGGACATTTCCACCACGTGTTCCAAGGTTTATAAAAGAACTACCGCCTAAGAAAGAGTTTAACTGATATGACCATAAGTGATCTACTGGAACCCCTAGCCCAAAGGTATTAGAGCATCCTATAAAGGCATAATTATTTTCTACAGACTCGGCTGTTATGTCATCAGACCTAAACCCAAAGTTATTAATTTTATATGATATTGGGTGGTTGGGATAAAAGTCAGAAAAATCAACTTCTTTATTTGGATTAAGTTTTAAACAAGTTTCGTGGTTACAATCTTGACAGGCCATATCGTATTCTTTTGAGTTTTCAAGATTAGACTCAAAGGTGTTAGTTGTTATCAAAGATATGAAGGTTTTGTTATTTTGACCTAGTAAATAGTCCCACTGTTTCATATTTTTAAAAACTCCCCTTATAATAATCAGGCTATGACAATTCAGGACTGGGCCTCGTTAATCGTCGCAATACTAACAATTGTATCATCTATTGCTTTTGCAATTAAGTGGTTAGTTAGACATTACCTGAGCGAACTTAAACCCAATTCTGGCTCAAGTTTAAAAGATCAGGTTTCAAGATTAGAAAATGCTTTAGACGAACAACGTCAAGACTCTATAATGTCACGAGATAGGCAAGAGAAAAAACTTGATGAAATGTATAAGATTTTAATTGAGCATATTGCCAAAGTTGATAGTAAGTAATTTCTATATACTATATATAAGATATATTAAAAACCTAACTTAAAGATACTCTTTTCTCTTATATATATTTAAGTATACACCACCAACACCTTGATTTCATAGTTTTTAGTTACGTCGATTATAACAATTTACTAACAATTTACTTTATAACTTTTTGTAATAACATTATATAACTTTTTGTTATCTTGATGTCTTAAATGTCCAAATATGATATACTTTATTTTACTGGTTCTCAGGCCTATCTCGTATACCCACCGACCTGAGAGCCAGTATTATTATTATGGTATAATCAAGTATTATGACTATGTGTGCACCTGAAATTTTTGGAGCAGATCCAGCCCGTATCAAATGGCAAATTGTTAGAGGGGATACTTCTCCGCTCCGTGTTGAATTTTTAGAAGATGACGAAGTAACATATTTTGATACCTCTGAATGGACTTTTGAGGCTACAAGTTATGATCCTCAGTCTGACGTTCTTGATTCATTAGAAGTTACGGCGGGAGAAGGATATGTAGACATTATGGCTCCATCATCTCTTACTCAGTTTTGGGGTAATGGATATAAATCCATAGTTACAGAATTAACTTTTGACCTTCAGGTAACTATTGATGGAGAAACTATTTGGACACCATTGATTGGAACTATCTCTGTCATTGGAGATATTACAGGTAGCCTATAATGGCAGTTATAAAAATAACAACTCCTAGACCTGAGTTGCCACCAGTAATTAGGATTAAGAATAAAGTATTTAAAGTAAATAAGTGATATAATCTATTCATGACTTTACACTCAAATCCTTATCTTAGTAACACAGAGGCTACACGCCTTACTCCAAACGGAATGCATTCTGGTATGGACATTACAATTCAAAACCTAAGCGATACAGCATACGTGTATCTTGGTGGAGAGGGTGTTAATCAAGAAGACTTTGGATACCGACTTGCACCAGGCGCAGCGTGGTCTATTGAACTTCCACCACTGGATGCACTATATGCAATTGCAGATCAGGGCACACATATTGCAGTTCTTAAGACAGGTCTAGAAGGATAATGGCACGGTTTACTACAGCAGGAGGATCAGGTTCTGGAGCACCAGGACCACAGGGGCCACAGGGAGCAGAAGGAGATTCTGCATACGATGTTGCAGTAGCAAATGGTTTTGTTGGAACAGAGCAAGAGTGGTTAGATTCTATTGGTGGCGGTGAAACTGCAGATCTTGGAGATTTTCAATTTACCGCAGGAACTGCAACAGTAAACGATGATGAGACGCTTGTTATTCAGGCAAATAATCCAACCACAGTTAAGTCACAATTAGTTCTTAATCCATATGGAGTTGCAAAACTAGAAGCATTTGACAATCCAAATGTAACAACTTTTTCCGCAGCAAATCCTGACTGGGATTCTGCTACATGGTCAGTAGAGCCTGGTGTTGGAAGCGTTATTCAATTTGTTAATGCGCCAAACATTATTAACTGGGTTAACTCATTAACAAATAGCGTATACGATGCTTCACTTATTATTAATGGAGTCGCAGTAGGCACAGTAAACGGTTTATCTTATGGCAGCACAGATGTTACTCTTTATATTAATAATACAGTTCCTGCAGAAGACCCAACAGTAAATGAACTTGGCTTTTTGTTCGTAGCATCCTCATTTATTGATATCAACTATGATAATGGATCATTTGATCTTGAAGCAACAAATATGGACATCAATATTAGGTCAGATGATGATGTTTTTATCACTGCTGGTGGAGATGACATATTGCTTCGTGCAAGCGATGACATTCGCTTCACATCTAATTACAATGATCCAAGTGGCGAAACATATGGTTGGACAATGAATTCAGAAGGTGAATTCCATTTACCTGGACAGGGAATTATCTGGAATCCAAGCGGAACATCTGGTGATGGATATGGTAATGACACAATCCATCTTGTTCCAAGTGATACAGATAACGAAACAGAACAAAGGATTATTATTGATCCAACTGCACCAAACCATATTCATATTCGTGCAGGTGGAGTGCAAGACTACTCCAACGTAGAACTTATCCTTGGTGGAGAACGTGCAGGAGTTAGAGTTTCTGACACAGACGGAACTACCGTTGTTCAGTCAAAGCAAGAGGATTACAGTTGGTCATACCAGAATGTTGGCGAGGGTGGACAGGTCTATGTAATAGCGTCTGCAATGGCTGAACCAGATTATAATGACTTTACAATCATTAGTGGTCAGAAGTATGTAATTAGTAACGTAGTTAGAGATGAACAAAACGGAACTACTTCTTATGAAACTACCCCAGGTATCGGTTTTGTGCCATTTGAAAACTATACATTTATCAGAGATAACGGAAACCATTCCTGGAACTTTAACAGAGCAGGGTATCTAAGTGGACCTACAGAAACGGGTTATCTACGTGTCACAGGTATTATAAATGATGACGGTAATTTAGAAGTTCAGGCAGATCAAAATCTTATTCTTAGTGGTGGAGAAAGTAATGGAGAGTATTTACATGACTCATCCGATCCAGCAAACCAGATTGCAACCATTGGAGATGTTATGTCTGCAACTTCAATAGAACAGTCATTTACAGTTAATGGAGGAACTCTTGGCACACAGCCAACATTTGATGGTGCTCCATTATTTAGCGGTAGTTATGTAATAAATGGCCCAATGGTGCACTTCCAAATCCAAGTAGATATGGACAACATCCTTACATTTGGTGAGGGTCAGTATTTTATTGATCTCCCATTCCCTGCAAAATATGGATACCAGTTTAAGGAGGGCTGCTTGCACGACATTTCATCTGGAAAGCAGTATGCAATTGGTGGACATGTATATGCAGGTCAGTCACAAATGGGGCTAACCTTTACAAACTCTGCTGGACAAGATGAAGACTTTGATTATAACAGTCCAGTAACATTGTCAACAGCAGATAACTTTCATATTGCTGGCACATACATAAGTAACTAAATATCGTGAGATAATTAACTTATGGCTGTTTCTAAATCTATGGATTTTCCTGCCCCTAAAAAATCATCTTACGCTGAGCAAGTAGAACAGAGTCAGTCATCATATGCTCAAGACAATGTATTATCTTTTCTTCCAGTTCCTGGGCCAGTAGGACCACAAGGTTCACCAGGAAGAGATGGCAAAGATGGAAAAGAAGGGCCTCAAGGACCAGAAGGAAAGCCAGGTCCAAAAGGTGCTCAGGGTCCGTCAGGTAAAGATGGACTAAGTTCTCTATCGTCTTCAGGGCAACAAGCGGGATGGGCCTCATACCACAACAAACTAGAGAAACCATTTAAACTTGGAATATCTGAGGGTGAAGATGGATGGGCAACAGTATTTTTAATATCTGACGGCTTGTCAAATGAAAAGTATCTTCCAAAAGGCTGCACACCATTATGGAATGATCATGCAAGAGCCTTCAACTTCAGGGGTCTTGAAGAAGGCGCTCAGGTATTCATAACATACAGTTTTGAACTAACAACATATAGCAGTAATACTGAGGTTTGGATTAGAACCTATTCTCCTAACAGTGATTTAGACATATCTCAATTTGTTGGATCTTTAAAATATCAGCACACATACCCAATTACAGTTACTCAGCATGTTTTTATAGAAAATCAGAAGATATGGGGAAATGGAGCAGTTCCACAAATAAGAACTGACTTTGACGCATCCGTAATTCTTAAATCTATATACGTCAGCATGGTATAATAAAACAGGAGGAATTATGGCATTTCCAGCAACTTATGATATTAATTATTACAGGGGTGACACCCTTGAATTCAACATATACCCAAAACTAAATGACAACAGCGCATTTGACTTAGATGGGTATGAGGTAAAGTTTACAATCGATACTGCAAGAGGACAAAGTTCAAACGCAAAGATTGCTACAGCATCTATTAGCGATAACAATTCTTTTGTCTCTTGCTCAATTTTACCTGCAACTGGAAGACAGTTGGCAGCAGGAACAACCTATTATTATGACGTAGAAGTTAAAAAGGGTGCAACAAAAATTTATACCCTTTTGACTGGAATTATTAATGTTACAGAGGATATCACGGTAGCATAATGGCAGAAGTATTACTATCTACAGACGAAATTACAATTATTGGTGGACCAGAAAAAATAGATTTAGCAGTAGATCTGGGGGCACAGGGTGAGCGTGGTAGTTATATTTTTGCAGGAAATGGAAATCCTAATAGTTCAGGAACAACGATTGGTAATACCGTTCCACTTAGAGTAAATGACCTATATATTAATTTACAAAATACTAGCGAAGATTTTTCATATCTTTATCAATATAAGTCTGAGCCAGGTGGACCAGTTTGGCAGCATATACTTAAGTTGACTCCATCTATATATGCAACAAATAAAATAACAAACTTCGTTGATGGAGTAGCAACAATAGCAATCCCAATATTTGATATTCTTTCTTCTACAACAGAGGTTACAAATGTTTCAGAACTAAACTTTAGCGTTCAGTGTCAAATTATTGGATCTACACCAACTGCCTCATCAATCAATATCCTGCCTATTGATACTACGGACATCATTAATTTGCCTATTACTGTAAATGCCTCAGAACTTCACGAAGGTGCCTGGAGATCTTTAACTGGAACTAAAACAGTCCACTTATTGATTACTGTGGTATAATCTAGGTAGGAGATATTATGGCTGCCATTGAAATAGGACAACTTTTTAAAACCCAAATTCCTGGTTACGAGGATGCTGCGGATATTCAGGCAGCCCTAAGACTATATCATTACGGATCATCATCCTACGACACCTCTGGAACAAACGAAGCAAACATTATTCCTGATTCAGTTGCAGGACATCTAAAGGCTTTAAAGACACGTGTTCAGGTTCTTGAAGACAATGGTCCAGGATCAGAATATTCAGATACTGAGCCATCGGATATTCCTAATGGATATATTTGGGTAGACTCAGAAAGCGGAGCAGCATTAACAGAATATCCTAATGCTATTTATCAGAATTTAGCACCAACAGGAACTATCACAGAGGGAACTTTGTGGGTAGACAAAAACTCAATACCACTTAAGATGTATATTTATGATACAACTCTTGGGTGGAGAGAGATTGGTGCATAATGGCAAAGCCAAGCGAAAAAGAAATTTTAAAAGAGAGAGCAGTTGGAAAACTTCTTGCTCTAGGATTAACAGAAGCAGAACTAAGGGCATTGGAGATAATTAAATAATGGCAATTAACAACATTGGAAAAACTGCATATATTTATCAAAACGGAACTTGGTATGCAATTTCTGGTGCTGCAAATACTGCCCTAAATTATACATGGAGTGGAACACACACATACGGTGCTCCTGTCACAACAAATGATGTGATTAATGCAAAAGCGGGTGTTAATAATTTTAATAACCCAACTCATAGAGATCAAGTTTTAACTCAGCCAGTAAGAGGTCTTGTTTGCTTTATTGCTGAAAATGAAAATTCAGTTAGGGTTGATCAGTTACAATATTTTGATGGAACTATCTGGCAAAATATTTCTGGATATAAAACTATTACATCTAAACTTTCAAGTTATACATTGGCTGCATCAGATAATTCAAGAGTTATCACTGTTGATTCAACATCACCAACCACAATTACAGTCCCCGCAAATTTAACAACTGCTATACCAGTAGGATATTCTGTAGACATTATTCAACTTGGAACTGGGTCAACTACAATTGCTCCAGAGAGTGTTGCAGTATCAGTAAAAAGCAAAAATAACACAATGTCTTTAGATGGTCAATTTTCTAAAGCAACACTAATTAAACTTGACACCAACACCTGGTCTTTATCTGGAGACATTTACGAAAATTCTTCTGTAACACCAACACCTACACCAACACCTACACCAACACCTACACCTACACCAACACCAACACCAACTCCTACACCAACACCTACACCAACACCAACTCCTACACCAACACCTACACCGACACCAGTTGACCCTACACCTACTCCTCCTGTCTTATCAGTATCTAATTTGTCATCAATAGTTACTGGAGAATCAACAGCAGGGATTAGTTGGGATTCAGTTGGACAGGTATCATTTTCTCTAACCGTAGTCCCAGCAGGCGGTGGAGCAGGTTTCAGTCTTAATGGAACAACTGCAAAGTTTGCTTCTGCAACTGGACTGACCCCAAGCACAACTCATGATATAACTATTACGGTATATTCTGGAGCAAATCAAACTGGATCTTCTCAGTCAGCACAGGCAACTCTAACTACCCCTGGACCAGTTGGCGTTAATACATATACATTTACATATTATGATGGAAAGTGTAATTATCAAGTAAAGAATTCAAGCGGAACTTACTTAAGAGATTACTCAACAAACCTTTGCACCAATTCAGGAGTCGATGAGTCTGGAGCAACCTTGCCAAATTGTAGTAATGCTGGTTGCACACCACCTACACCTACGCCAACACCTACGCCAACACCAACTCCTACACCAACACCTACGCCAACACCTACGCCAACACCTACGCCAACACCAACTCCTACACCAACTCCTACACCAGCAGTATACAATGTAACCTATGATGCTAACGGAGGAACAGGAATGCCAGCAAATACAACACACAATGGCTCTTATGTAATTCCTTCTTCTTCTGCAAGCAGGGCTGGATATACTCTTGGAAGTTGGATGGTAACATGTAATGGATCATTTATTGGTGGATATCCAACTGGAGCAACTCTAAGTTGTTCTGGAAACCTATCAATACAGGCAACTTGGAACGTGGAACCCACTCCAACACCAACACCTACTCCAACTCCAACGCCAACACCTACGCCAACACCTACGCCAACACCAACTCCTACACCAACTCCTACACCAACACCAACTCCTACACCAACTCCTACACCAGGAACAACATACACAACCCGTGGACCTGACCTAGCATCTTCATATGAAAATTGCGTTACTGGAACAACGGTAAATAGTGGAAGAAGTATTGTAACTAGCCCATCAAATCAGTCAGTAAGCAATGGCGCTTGCGGAACAGTATCCTGGTATGCCTATACTAGTGGAACTTGGTATTACTCATGTTGCGCTTCATAAATTTGTATGATAGACTATATATAGGAGGAATAAAATGACAGAAAATCAAGTTATAACTAATTATAAAGTAGCCGTAATAATCGACGGTAGTGTAGTGGATACAATTTCTTGCGATGAGCATACTTGGGCATTATATACAAGCGATCCAATATTCGTAGATATTACAAATAATCCAAACCAACTTACAATTGGCGATTCATATAGTGTCACAAAGTAATTGGGCTAAATATAAAGAAAAACTTGGAGATACAAGGCCTTGGGATCTTGTAAATCCTTCAATTCCAAAAGCCTCAGATGAGGTTGCCTTGGCACGGTATGAGGTATGCAAAGCATGTCCAGAATTAATAAAATTAACAAAGCAATGTAAAAAATGTGGATGCTTTATGAAAGCAAAAACAACGTTAGAGTTAGCAACTTGTCCGTTAGGAAAATGGTAAATGAAAAATCCTTATTTGTTAAAAAATGTTCTACCACCACAAGATCACAAAGATTTGCAAAATCTTGCAATGTCTTTATGGGTAAATGATAAGACCACATTTGATGAAAGTTTTGGAAGACACCAGTGGGCCATATGGGACGGAACCCATAAAGAAAACATAGAGCCATTAAGTAGGTTCCACGAGATGCTTTTACCTCTTGCAAGAGAAGAATTTGAATCAGATACATTGGTTCCATCTTGGTGCCTAATCAGTATCTATGAAGGTGATAAAGCAAAACTATGGAAGCATAAAGATGACAATGCTTGCACATACCATATTAATTATACTATTTTTCATAAAACCCCCTGGGATTTTTATGTAGAGGGAGAAAAGTTTAGTCCAAAAGAAAATGATGCAGTCATTTCTTATGGAAACGATCAGGAGCACTGGAGAGAAGAATTCCCTGATCCAGAACATAACTTAGTTGCTAATGCATTTTTCTTTTATACAGAGCCAGATCATTGGTATTTTACAGAAGGACCTCATTATCTTTATAGTCATATTCGTGCAAAAAAGGAGATAGAATAAACCATGGATAAAATCTTTATTAGTCTTGCAGCATACAGAGACCCAGATTTAATAAATACAGTTAAAAGTTTTTATGAAAATGCAGAGAAAAAGGATAGATTGTTTTTTTCTCTAGTTTCTCACGAGGACCCAGAAAACGCATTTGATTTTAGTTTTATTCCAGCAAGTCAGATGTCATATCAAAAAATTGACTATAGACTTGCAGACGGAGCATGTTCTGGAAGACATCTAGCAAACTCATTGCTGTCTGATAAGTATAGATTTTTCTTGCACACAGATTCTCACTCTAGAGCAAAAAAGAATTGGGACACAATTCTTATAGAAGAATACGAGAGATGTTCTGTAAAATGGGGAGAAGAATATATATTTACTAAATACCCACACGGATTTTTGAGAGAGTGGGATGAAGATGGCATTGGAACAGATAAGATTAATTTAGATAACGAAACTATGCACAAGGTAGTTCCAGTATGGGATGACATAGAATGTGTTTACCTCCTAAGATGGAAAGATATTGAAGATCTTGAATATGGAGATCGAGTTTTTGGATTTGCAGCAAATTTTGCTTTTGGATCAGTTAAAGCATTTACAAAGGCTATTTATGACCCATACCTATATTTCCTTGGAGAAGAGATCAGTTTGGGACTTAGACTATCAGTTAAGGGTGTAAACCTTGTTGCACCACCAGTAAATGCAATTTGGACCAACTATGACAGAGATAATGGAAAAAGAGATTTTCACTGGGTTGACAATCAACTTTGGGGACTTAGAGATAAGGCTGCAAGAATTAGGCTGAGCCAGTTATTTCGTGGGGAAGATTTAGGAGTTTATGGATTCCAAGATGATATGCAAGCATATAGAGCGTTGCAGGAAGAAATTGGCCTTGACTTTGAATCAAAAGACTACATTAAGCCAATATACAAAAACTAAAAATGGCCACCTAAAATAGATGGCCATAATTAGTATTTTTATTACTTAGGAAATTTAGCCATCCAGGACTTAGTTCTTGGAGTAATACCTTTCCAAGAAGACCAGTCTTCTCCACCGTTTGTCATATAGTATGCAATCTCTGCATTCTTTACGGGATTAAATAACTCAGCATTTGACTCAAGATCAAACTTGGTTCTACGATCAGGACCAAGAGCATCTATCATATTTATCTGGAACATTCCAAAAGAGGAGTCTCCAGTTCTGTGATTTCCATTATAGGCCAAAGGACGACCATTGGATTCTTTCTTTGCAACTGCCCAAGCAACCACAAGGTCTTTACCCTTGAAGCCAACTAGCGAAAGCAGTTCTTTTAGTTCCAAATCAGTGAG